ATCGCTGCATCCATGGTCTTGGCACAGGGCAACAACCACCAAATCAAGGTTTACATCGCCAAGAACGGCACAACGATTGACCAGTCAATGACTGACATCACAACGGCTCACACGAACGGCCATGCCATTTATACGGAGGCCTACGTTACGGGTGCGGTCAACGATGAGTTCACCATCTACGTCAACGCAATCGATAGCGGTACAAGTATCACGATTTCAGCCCTTTCATTTACCATCCACACGCTATGAGTAATAAATCTACTCAACACTTCACCCAATGGCTTGGGATAGAGCATAAGGTCCCCGTGATGCTGGAGAACAGGTCCGGCAAGTACATCACCTACGGCTTTGCCAACGAATACCCCTACTACCTGCTTGACAATTATCGCAGGTCCTCCAAGCACAACGCTATCGTCAACGGCAAGGTAAACTACATCATGGGCGGAGGATGGCAGGCAGGGGATGACTTGACCGTAGAGCAACAAGCCCGGTTCATCAAGTTCTTCGACGGAATGTCAAGCACGGAGGACCTGAACGACATTACCGAAAAACTGGTCTTGGACTTGGAGATTTTCAACGGGTTTGCGGTTGCGGTTACTTGGTCCAAACTTGGGACCATCGCCAAGATGGAACACGTCCCGTTCGAGAAAATCCGGGTGGACAAAGAGGAGAAGATGTTTCAAGTTGCCGATTGGTACAACGACGATATGATGCAGTTGTTCCCCAAGGTCGGGGACATCGAGAAGATTCCTGCATTCGACCCGGAGAATCGCCTCGGAAAGCAGTTGTTCTACTATCGGGTCTATGCAGCAGGCGTGAAGCACTATCCTCTCCCAGAATACATCGGTGGGAACGCTTGGATTGAGGCAGACGTACAGGTCGCCAACTTCCACAACAACAACCTCCGCAACAACTTTTGGGGCGGTTACTTGATTAATTTCAACAACGGCATCCCGACCCCCGAAGAACAGGGCGACATCGAGCGTCAAATCAAGCGTAAGTTTTCGGGAACCGACAACGCTGGTCGCTTTGTGGTTACGTTCAACGACGATGCAGCCAAGGCCCCTACGCTGGAGCCATTAACTCCAAGCGACATGGATAAGCAGTTCGAGATTTTGAACAAAGCCATCCAGCAAGAAATCTTTATCGCCCATCGTGTAACCAACCCCATGCTATTCGGAGTCAAGACCGAAGGCCAATTGGGTGGACGCAACGAATTGGTCGAAGCATACGAACTATTCAAGGCGACCTACGTCAACGACCGGGTCCGCAAGGTGGAGCGGATGATTAACTACCTCGGCTCCTTCAATGGCGTGGAAGGTATGGAACTTATCCCCGTTGAGCCTATCACCGAGCGACTAAGCGAACAAGCCCTGTTGCAGATTATGACCCAAGACGAACTGCGTGAGAAAGCAGGCCTGCAACCCTTGGAGAAACCTGCCGACGTGGTGGGACCTAACCCCCAACCCGACGAGCAACCGCAATCCGTGGAAGCCTTGCAGAGCAACGACAACATCAAGAAGTTGTCAGGTCGTGAGTACCAAAACCTGATGCGTATTGTCAGGCAGTATATGCAGGACAAAATCACCTTGGAGATGGCTCGGACCATGCTCTCGGCTGGATTCGGTCTGTCATCCCAAGAGATTGACACGATGCTAGGTGTTCAGTCCCAAGAGTTCAGCGAACCGACTTGGGGCGAAGAGGACGACGAGGACTACGGATGGGGCGAGGAAGAGTTCAAGGTCTTGGAAGTGGTTGCAAGTAAGTTCGGCTGCCATGCCGACGATTACCACGTCATGCACTCCAAGCCGATGCGGTTCGACACCGATTTAGACGACCAAGTGCGACAGGCCTTTGCCGAACTCGGAGAGGAAGAAGTCGAACTGGACAAGAAGATTGAAGCCTACCGCAAAAAGAACCGGGAAGCCAGCGTTGAAGAAATGGCTAAAGAGTTCGGAGTTAGCAAGGCGAAGGTCGCCAAGCGAGTCGCCTACCTAATCACAAAGGACCGCTACCCAATCAGCAGGGCCGTGGACAAGATTGCCGAGCAGAACCTACCCAAGAACGTGAAGGAAGTTGCCGAGCCTGTACTGGAGGTCCGCTACAAATACGCTTGGGCCACGGGATTCAGCAACAAGGACAAAGGCTCCAGCCGTGAGTTCTGCAAGGTCATGCTGGACTTGGCAGGTCAAGGCAAGGTTTACACGAGGGAGGACATCGACGGGATTAGTGCAATCATGGGCTACTCCGTATGGAATCGCAGAGGCGGTTGGTATCACACGCCCAGCGGAGTGAACAGGCCCCAATGTCGCCACGTATGGGAGCAGCAGTTGGTCATCCGTAAAGGCAATAAAATCAGCAAGGCATGAAGGCACTATTCATAAGCGAATCGACGCTGCTCGACAATAGCATCATAAACGAGAACGTATCCTACACCCAAATCCGTCCAACGGTTGTCAAGGTGCAGGAGATGCGGATTCAGCCGATTGTAGGCTCTCCGTTGTATGGGGAATTGGTTACGCAGGTCGTCAGCGGTTCAACGTCTGCCCTGAACCAAACGCTGCTGGAGGATTACATCCAGCCGGCTATGATTCAATGGCTTTACTACGAGTTGCCGATGGTCCTTGCGTTTAAGTACATGAACAAGGGCATGGTCCGTAGAACAAGCGAAGAGTCCTCACAAATGAGCATGGAAGAAATCACCCGGCTGACCGATAAGGTCAAGAACGATGCCGAGTGGTACTCCGAACGGATTACCCGCTACCTCATGGAGAACCGCAATTCCTATCCGCTTTGGAACTCGCCACCTTCTGCGTTGGATACCATCTACCCGAACGCTACCAACTACCGAACTGGGATGGTCTTAGACCGCAACCGTAGAATGGGAATCAGCAACCTTGACTACCCCTACCCCTACGGTCCTTTGGCTGGTTGTAATGATTGCTAAGCATGGGAGCGCACAAGAAGAACATACTGAAACTGCAAAACTATGTCTTGGATAAAAATCAAGCAAGCCCTGCTGGACCTTGCAAATGCTCATCCTCAGGTCAACTCCTTCGGGACGGGCGACCCGCTTGCAATCGGCACGGACAACACCATCAACCTGCGAACCCCAAGCCGTGAGCGTATCGTCTATCCGCTCGTTTTTGCAGACGTTCAGTCGGCAACTACTGATGCTGGCACTTTGGACCTTGTGGTCGGTGTCTATTTTAGCGACCGGGTGGAGTCCATCAAGCCGATGGGCGGAGTGGTTTCAGGCAGCCCTACGCTGGGCTGGCAGGATAACGAGGACGAGGTCCTAAGCGACCAATTGCAGGTAGCACAGGACTTCATATCATCGCTTACAAACGACCCGAACGAGGACTGGACCCTCTCATCCAGCGTGAGCCTTACGAGGTTCGTAGAGAGCCGGGACGACCGCACGGCAGGGTGGCAGGCGACGATGACCTTTGAAATCCCTTACGGCCATTCGGTTTGTGAAATTCCAGTCTAATCTACATTTACAATTAAACGCTAAAAAATGCCTACACCCATATTGCAACAAATGCTCGGCCAAGGTGGTACGATGGAGTTTATCAATGGAACCGTTACCGGGAAAAACTACGACTTCTTGGTGGTCAATACTGCAGCCACATTCACGACCCTTACAGGAACTGGAAGCGAGAACCTGCTAACCGCTTACAACTTTTCGGGGGCTTCTATTTCCGCTGGCATCGTAATCAGCGGTCGCAACGGAGGCAAGATTACTGCGGTAACTCCAAGCGTCGGTTCGGTTATCGGATTTACATTCCTCTAATGCTAATCGGCTACGGCTACGGCTATCCCACGAACCAACTGCTTGGCGGTGGCAATCCGTTTTGGCTTGCATTCAACCAACGTGCAGACGCTGACGGGGCTTTGCCTGCGGAGGCTGCGGTCAATGGATGCCTCCAAACCCGATTCCTCAACTCCTTCCAATCATACGCTTTCTTCGTCTTTTATTCGAACTCTTGGCAGCCGTTTATGCAACGGGCGAACACCGACACGGCTGACGCTGCGGAGGTCGCTTTCATCAACTGCCTTGAAGTCCGAATGTATAATCTCCTAAACGCATAGCAGATGCCTGCAAGTCCATCACTACTTATTGTCCCTGCTCGCTTTAAGACGGGAAAACTCTACACCCAAATCGCTACAACTTCGGCTGGGGTTGTTCTCGGTTCATCGGGGGACTTCAATGTTACCCGTGCCACGACTGCGACCCGATTCAATTCGGCTGGCTTCATTGAAAGCGTTGCAAGCGGTGTGCCTCGCTTGGATTACTATACGAGCGGAGGAACGGCTGGATGCCCTGCGTTGTTGGTGGAGCCGAGTGCGCAGAACTTGGCCCTGCATAGCCGAGATTTAACAAATGCCGTTTGGTCGGGAACGACCGTAACAACCGCAAAGAATGCCGTTGGTGCAGATGGAGTTGCATCAGGAGCCACGACAATAACCGCAACGGCTGCAAGTGGAACAGTTCTCCAATCCTTATCCCACGCATCGCAGAGCCGTGTTTTCTCGGCATACATTCGCAGGGTGTCGGGTACGGGGGCTATCCAATTAACGACCAATGGAGGAACCAACTGGACCACCGTTACAATTTCAAGCCTTTACACGCAAGTTGCTTGTGCTGCTCAAACGGTTGCAAGTGGAACAATCGGTATTCG